ACCTTGCTGATAATTCAAATCAGCAAATACACACGCCATACCAATAACGACACTATGTTCTGTAAACGATTTGCTAAAACTGTGTCCGCTAAATCCTGTTGTTGCGAACGCTGACATATTACCCTGTGGTGTGGTCGTGTCGGTGGATGAAGTTTGTGCAATAGGATTGACATTAATACGATCCTTTCCACCGCCAAGATATTCCGGCCGTTGCAGCCGTGCATCTGGTGAAACCACACCAAAATGTGATCTTACTATTTCTGTATAACGAGTACCGCCTCGAGCATCACGTTCATATAGCTTTTGAATCTGAAACGCTTGCCGCAGCTGATTGATCGTAGCTGCTGTTGCGTCTGACAAATCCGCATAAAGTTGCCGAGAAACCTGTCCAGTAGCCGAGCCGCTGTTTGTAACCATGTTATAAGATCCAGCTGATTGCATCTGGACCCAATTACCTACTGTTGTTGAATAAACAGCTAAATTATCTGCGACTGCCGCGTCTGTTTGAATATTTGCGCGCGTGCCCAGAGGAAGGTCGACACTGTCGCCTTTCTGTGGCCATGGTAGGCATGACGTAAAGTAATCATGCCGCTTGCCACGCTTTAATACTGTGTAGTCTGCTATATTGTCTGGTCCATCGTCTTTATCAACATGGACACTATCTTGTAGATTCTGGTCTCTAAACCATTCATTCCAAATAAGATTGTACGCTCTACCTGCAAAATTGTTCCAATTTAGCGGAACTTCCGTTGGTACACCCAAATAATCATATAGCGTGCTATTTGTTACTGTACCCGAAACTGTTGGCACCAAGTAATCTGTACTGTCCCCTGGGTCGTCCTGCTCTCCGCAGAACTTTTCCCAATTATCCCAAATCAACCGATAGGGGACTGAAAAGAAAAATGTTTCTACATACAGATTGTCCATAAACGGGTTAATCGGGGTGGCCAGCCGGCCAAACCCCGTTGCTTTTAAGGTCATTGTATCACCAGGCAACGCCTCGTCATAAAAAATTGGGACGAGCTGCCCTGCATCAAATGTTGTTTTCAGACCGTGATCTCTATTAAATACTGAACGCTGAATTTCAGCTTTTGGTACACGACTAAAATCGTGACTCATTGTTGTCGGCATTTCGCCTTTTGGTCCGAAAACGTTCATTTTTACTTTCCTTCTGTTAACTCTGTTAGATGCATGACTGTGATATCGCCTTGTTCAGCTTTTATTTCTCCAGTTTCTTCATTGAAACTCGCAAGCTGGACCAGCGTGTAATCTTCTGGATATTTAGCGGGAGTGGAATCACCACGCGAAACAAGATCTTGTATCGCTCTAATAGCTGTTCCTTTATTTGCTTCCGCAAATGGTGGTGCATAAACGCCCGCTTTTTTGTCAAAGATAGAATAAAGTTGTTTTTCCATTTAACCCTCCATTGTTTAAATAACCGTACGCATAATATACAATACGAGTCAATATTTTTTTTATGACTTATTTTTTATAAGTTTCGGATTAATTGTTCAAGCTTTTTAATTTTGACCTCTTCTGTGACCCAAAGACGATCCATAGCCTCTCCGTAGTCTATTATTGGGTCTTCAGAATTTTCTATCCTATATTTTTTTAAATTTGCTAATTCTTCATCTGATAATTGATTGTCGTAAAACCTTGGCGGTTTTACCTTGTGACCATTGATGACCACATAGTCATGTGGATATACATCACTCTTGTACTTTTCTAACCAGCTCGCGCCAATACCTGGCTTGCGGCTCATTGTACAATATTCCGGCGTTATTGGTGTACCCTCCCCTGTCGAGGGGTCCCAATGCATATAATGTTTTTCTGCATTTTCGCCGGTCATTTTTTTCATTACGTACCTGGCAACGTAAGCAGCAGATTGGAATGTAACATCTCCAATCGTGCTAAACCCATACGGCCATAGCTCTGCTAATTGATCCGATATATACAATCTAACATCGTCTCTTTTTTTCCATAATACTTTATCGGGAAAGTCGTACCCGAATAAAACTGCATGATAATGGGGACGCTTGTTTAAATCCCCATATTCCCCACAGTGAAAGAACCGGATTTTGCACCCGGTCCTAAACCGTAATCTTTTCATAAATTTCTGAAACTCTGTTACATCTAACGAATTAGGGTTGTCTCTGGCATTCAACCATTCATCGTTAAACGTTAGCGTTATAAACGCATTGTTTTCGTGCATCTGTGCCTCATGCACACACCTTATCGCCCATTGCCGGCTATAATTCAACCGGCAGCCAATACATTGGCCACAGGGCAAATTAAACCCCAGCGCAAACGGCCGGGGTTTATTAAAGACAACTTTGCCGTTGTCCTTGTAGGCCAGCAGCGGATGGTAGCAGGTCATTAAAGCCTGATCCCACCACGCATTGGTGCTGCAAAGTTTTTCTTTCTAACTTTCATTGCGCCTTTTGTAAAAGTGCGCTTTGAACGTTTTTTAGACATTTTTTTACGATACGCCATCGGGCTTTTTCCTTTCCATTATTACCAGTACACAGTCACCTGACTTGGGATCGGGTAATGGGATTGTGTCTAATAAAATGCGGGTAGATTTTCCGTTATTTAGAAATGCTACACCGCACTTGTTCCAGCGTGTTTTGTCATCTTGGCCGGTTCTGGGATTCAGTACGTCCATTACTTCCATTGTTTTTTCCTGTCTTTGCTGTCACTCCGCACAGTTACATCAAGTGAGTAACTGTGCGGACTGCCCCTCAATCCTCCGCTTTAGCGGTGGCTTCGGATTCAGGGGCAGTTGTTTTTGAGGCTTTTGCCTCTTTTCCCGACTCTTCATGAGCTTCAGCTGGGGAGGGGGCCAGCCCTAGCTCCACCATCTTGTCTGCATTGTCGGGATTAGTTGCGAACTCGAAAAATTGTCCAGGATTATTGCTGAACATCTTCCGAATTTCGCTTGGCAGAGCAGCAAACGCTGCATCTGCATTGTTTACGAGGTCTATTGCCTCTCTATATTCATTAACTTCTGAGTAATCACCATACTGGGCTACACCACGAGCGACGTGGTTGATTAAACCTGTTGAATCATGTTTACGAATTACATTCTCGATATCGCATTCCGCTTTGAAATGCTGTTGAGTTAGGCTCTCGCCTTTTGTGTAAAAGGGTGTTTTTACTGTTTGACCGTACGCTGTACGGAATTGCGGTTCTGTTTTCTTTGTCATTTTTTATTCCAATCTGGGGATGCCTTTTTAACTAGATCCATAATCGTGTCATAAATTGCCTGACTTGCTCGATCACCTTCTGTTTTATGCCAAGCTCCGCCTCGGCTTTGTGGTGGTCCTTCTCTATGTCGTTTAACGACTGCTTTTGCGCTATTTGGCGCACCTTGCATGCCGCCATCACCACCAAACGCATTTTTCAAATACTGATAAAATTCGGAACCCGCTTGGTTCCTTACTGTATGCTTCATCTGCATTGGTGCTAAATTATTGGCGGCCAACATAGCTGTATCCATTTTAGCCTGGGCCGCTTGCTCTTTTGCTGTTGCAGCCTGCTGTTGTGTTAACTGTATTTGTGCTGCCGAAAGAGCTGCTGCCCGAGCACCTTCACCCGGGTCTTTGAGCTTGGCTTGGGGGGTTGACGCCCCCCCTTGCTGATAAGCTAATAGTGGGTTTAAACCAGCTTTGCGCATGTCTGCCACACCGCGCTGATAAGCCGTATTTGACATCCTTTCATCAAATCGCATCTGTTTGCGATTTATATCTTTAGCTGATTTGGCACCAATTAAACTGCTGATTACTTCGCCGAACATACGTCTACCTTTATTGCTAGAGCGTCACTGACAGAACACACAACGTCAGCCCACTGAGGATAATTATTAGCCACCAACCAAGTAACCAAAGCAGCAACCGCCACAGGCAATACAAAGCGCCTAACTGCAGTAATAGCGACAGCACTTTTGAGCCAATCCACCATTAGAAATGATCGATCAGCCCAGGCACTGAATACGTTGGCATTGGCCTAGCGCACTTGAAATCGAAAAACATATCCATCAATACATGTGGCTCGCTTGGTACTGCGATCACCCTATCTACTGGTGGGTTTTCTTCGATAAAGCTTGCATTCAGGGCAGGGAGGGACCCGAATTCTTGGGCCAAATGCCAATTGTCTAGACTTTGTGCGTAATTACTACGCATCTGTCCTGTAATCATTGATGGCTTGTACCGATATTCTGCAAACCGCTCTTGATAACCAAACACGTCGTCGTCAGCTGTTGTGCCTTGTGCATATATTTCTTTATTAAGCACAGCCTGTTCGCCGATGTGGGCGAGGGCGGGCCAATAAAAATCCCACCTTGTCTGACGACTAAATCCGCGGTTTAGACCTTGCTGATAATTCAAATCAGCAAATACACACGCCATACCAATAACGACACTATGTTCTGTAAACGATTTGCTAAAACTGTGTCCGCTAAATCCTGTTGTTGCGAACGCTGACATATTACCCTGT